TCAATTAGTATTGTCAGGAATGCCTGAAATATCTACCTATAAAAGTGAAGATATCGATTTATTATTACTACCTGATACGAATGTACCATATGACGAATCTAAAATTAAAAATTTATCTGGACACATAGCTTATTTAGTGAGATGGTTTTTAAATACACCAGAAACACAATATAAAGTTTCAGTTCAACCGCCAAATCCAGAAAATAGTAGAGCAAACCCGTATATATTTAAATTAAGTTATGTAAAAGTAAACCAAAAACGCGATTACAGAAAACAAATTATGGTGGACGATTTCCGACAATTTTCAGATATCGATTTTAAACAAATGCCTGAAAATATAAAGGTTTATTTTGAAAAATCAATAGAGTTTCCGTTTTATATTTCTGAATTAAACGAACAAGTTTTATTTGTATGTCCAAATATAGGTTCACTATTGGATGAAAAGATTTACTATTATATCAAATACACTGAATTTAAAAATGCATTAAAAGAAGGTAAAACAATAACAGAGCCTGGTTATGAAAAAATAAATATTATTGATTGTGAGAGATTTTTAGAAAAATTTAAAAGATCTATTTTGGCAATGAATAAAGGACTACAAAAGCAGAGATTTCAAGGTATTCTACCGGATGAATTAATGATAAAAGAGATGACATCAATTATGACACGTTTGAATAAATTAGGTGTTACAAACGAACTACTTAAAAAAGAGTTAGTTCATAGCTTATACTCTTAACTGTCGGTCCAAACCTTAACGACCGGTCCAAACCTTAACAACGCTTCTTGGTAGAGTGCTTTTTTTTAAGTTAACGATATATTCTTCATATGTATACCTACCCCACTTATGATGCCGCGATATATCTCCAAATAATGATTTTGAGTTTAAAATTTGTGGATATTCACTATAAAATATACAACCCATTATTCTTTCTAAACAACATCTATCTCTTCTACATAATACAGTTTGAAGCATACTTGTTAGATTATATTTTTGCTCAATTTGTAAAAGAAAATCGTGGTTTATATAAGATTGTACACCGAAACATCCAAACCATTTGTCGGTTGGCATTCCAATCTTAATATCGTTTTTTAATTTATTGTATAAAAGGTACGAATTTGTTACGTTTTTTATGATTCCATTTGAAATTTCTACATTTTCATTATCTGGGTTAAAGTACCATAGAGGCAATACTTTTACGCCGTTTAATGCATTGAAATTGATTCTTTTATGAATGAAAACACTATCGTGCAGTATTATTGCATTATCAAAAAATTTATGTTTCATAAAATAGTAATAAGGTAATAATTCTCCTCTACCAGGAAAGTCAGATTGTATAATATCTATATTATTGTAATTATAATCAGGTTTTACAAAGTCTTGGTTGCTATTGTCATCTATGATTACTATTTTTATTTTGGGATATAATGTTCTAAGTAGTTTAACAGAATGATTCCAATACTTATTTGTAGTTTCAGAATTAACGTGTCTGGTAATGATAAATCCAAAAGATGTCATAATAATATATATTATTAAAATAATAAACGATCTGTAAAATAATAAATATAATTAATATTATTATTTTACGTATTACATAATATTACACATAAGATGGTATATTATCAATATTGATAACATCATCTGGAAGGGCTCCTTTAAATTTTGAAAAGACATCGAATTCTGGCCTTTCTAATTGTGCTTGAGGTGTATGATTATGTACACATCTTGCAATCATTTTGTATAATTTAAAATCCGGATAACGATCGGTTCCATTGTTTTTGTACAACATATTAATACCTTTATCATCCAAACACCATTCAACTATTAATTTTTTAATAGGATCTTTACATTTACTAATATCCTTTATTTCTTCAAAATCATCTATAATATAATCAAATATCGAACAAGCCAATCGACACAAATCGAAACTGTAATTTGGCTCTAATCTTGGTTTTTTATCATTTAAATATGGTTCTATATTATATTGTGTTGCAGCATCACCACCAGCTTGAAAACTATCACTACAGAAAAGTTTACCATCAAACTTGTATATACTTCTTCCAAAATCGATAATTTTAAATATGCGTCCAAAAGTAGGAACTTTATAATATTTCTTCTTGTAGCAATAATAAATATATTTTTTGTCAGTTTGGTTATACATAACATTATTCGTATGTAAATCATTGTGTGTGAAATTGAATGCTTTTTGATACGTTATTAATATCATAATTATTTGCATAAAAGCTGATAACCATTCATCCTTGTTTAATTCTTCATTTAGAATTAAATCATCAAATGTATTTTCACAGTATTCCATACCTATTATTTGAACGGGAAATTTTGGAATGGTTGCATTTATGATTTCTTCTTCGCAAGACCCATCATCTGAATCATTCTCGGAATTAGAATTATCATTAGTTGAAGATGCATCATCATTTTCATCATCATTTTCATCATTATTTTCATCATTATTTGTATCATCATTTTCGTTTTCATCGTCAAAACTTTCAATTTCGCAACAGTTTTCACATTCTTCTTCTATATCACAATCATTCGTATAAGATGATCTAGATGAGCAAGTAGAATTCGATTTTAATGTAACTTGTTGATTCGATTCTTTATTTTCTGTTTCTGTATGTAAATCAATCATTTCAACATTAAATTCACTAAGTTCTTCCTCTAATTTTCCTTCTTCTAATTTACTGTCTTCAAATACATCTTCAAACATTTCATTATCAAAAGATTTTATTGATAATTGAGATTTTGCGCTTGTATTATGTTCTATTGTAATAGGTTTTAACGGTTGGTTTTCATTTTGAAATAAATGACTATAGTCATCAATTTTAAATAATTTGTTTTTATTACTATTAAAAAAATCAGAATTGTTTAAATAATCAATATCATCAAACACATTAAGTGTAAAATCATTTTTAATACCTAAAAAAGATCCATAATAATCTACACCGTGTAAGAACTGATGATCGTATATTAATTTACTAGTTAAATATACAAATAAACCGTCTACATATGCAGAATTATTCGTGTCTATAAATTTTGGATGACAATCTTCTACTGTTGAGTTTAATGATGGCAATGAGAATAACTTTTCATCATTTACATTGTATTTTCCAATCAAGTACTTGTATGGATCCAATAATGGGGCCATTTTAAAAAATACTTCCTTATCCTTAACCTTTTTATTTACAATATTATGGAGTCTACAATTGTACAAATGAAAATCATCTTCATTTGATTCATTAACACTAGAAAGATACCATTTATTATTTAAATTAATGCTATTATAATTCGTATCATTTAAGGTAAAAAATTTTGTATAAATGGGAATATAATTCTGTGTATTAGAGAGAAAAATGGATTTCGGTTCTTCTAAACTTTTGAAAAGTTCAACGTTCTTTCTTTTTTGATAGTTCACAATTACCATACTTTAGCTAATTAATATATAAATTAAATTTGTTTTTAACTTATAATAATGATTTATATCTCTCTTAATACGTTTAAATTGTTGAATTTTAATTTCTATTTTAAATAATAATGACATTGGAACTTAAAAAATTCGATATGAAAAGTATTAGCTTTAAGCCAAATGAGAATAAAGGTCCTGTTGTCGTTTTAATTGGAAAGAGAGATACTGGTAAGTCCTTTTTGGTTAGAGATTTGCTTTATTATCAGCAAGAAATACCAATTGGAACTGTTATATCGGGAACAGAAGAAGGCAATGGGTTTTACGGTAGTATGGTTCCAAAATTATTTGTACATAATGAATATAATACGGCAATTATTGAGAATATTTTAAAACGACAACGTACTGTTTTGAAGCAAATTAAAAAAGAAATGGAAACCTATAAACGCAGTACAATTGATCCTAGAGCCTTTGTTATTTTAGATGATTGTCTATATGATAATACGTGGGCTCGTGATAAAATGATGCGACTTTTATTTATGAACGGGAGACATTGGAAGGTGATGTTGGTCATCACAATGCAATATCCTTTAGGTATTCCTCCCACACTGAGAACAAACATAGATTATGTTTTTATTTTGAGAGAAAATTACATTGCAAATAGAAAAAGAATATATGAAAATTATGCTGGTATGTTTCCAACTTTTGAGAGCTTTT